ATAATTTCTTTCGTATTGAACATTAGCCGCTAACCCAGCCGCAGGCTTTGTACAAAATAATATTTCTGATGGTCTAGCATCATAGTCTGCTCCAATAGTAATTACTTCACCTGCAAAGTTTTGATCTAAAACGTTTGTGCCAGCACCATCATCAAAAACAAATCCAGTGCCAGTGGTAACTTGACCATTTAAAACAAGAGCTGTATGGCTTGCATCTCTTAGTTTTCTTGCAACCCCCCTAGCAAAAGTGTCACTGCTATCTGTTGGTTGATTAAAATATGCACCTGCTGTATTAGCCGCATGGGTTGTATGACCAAAAGCTATTGTAAGGTTAGCACTATTTGTTTCTGGCGATCTTAAAACGCTAGAGTGCTCTTGCCACTCTGCAAAAGTCAAACCTAAATTGTGATTGAATTGATTTCTTTGTATGTACCCAAACCACTTTATGATGCTTGTGTTAGTAGTTTCTGTATCACATACTCGTAGAACCTCGTCTACAAAATGATATATGTATTTAGCACCATTTGAACCTGCTAGTGTTGGATTTACTTTACGACTCGTCCAGCCGCTATTTCTAGATGTGTAATCTGTAGTAGCATTATTAGACCAAACATCTACACCGGCTGGATTTGCATTTTCTCCGCTATTTCCCAATGCACACATTTTATCACCAGTAGATCGAATGACTCGTATAGTAGGATTAACAGCGGTGTCGTCTTCATTTGTAATTCCGGTTCCTTTTAATACGTAATATATATCTCTATCGCCAAAGGTTAAGGTTGTTCCCCCAGAAATATTCGTTAATGTGTTTGAGGATATTTCAAAAGTAGCGGGGTCACTTGTTTGAGTTACCGAAGAAATAAATGTTCCGGCTTTTATGCCTGTTCCACTTACAGACATGCCAGCAGTTATGTTCGTATTAGCCCCATCCATTATAATTGTTGTTGTTGGGGTAGGTAATGCAGTAGACCTCGTATTGTCTGTAAATGTACTACCTAAACCAGAACCACTATTTAAGTTGTCTACAACCTGAGCAACTAAAAAAATACCATTGTTTTCTTCTGTACCTGTAATCTTTACTAAATCACCAACCTTAATTAGACTATTGGTAAATATAGTGCTTATGGTAGAGGTTACACCGCCTACTAGCTTTAAATATGAAGTTGAAGGTATTGGCATCTATAAACCACTTCCTTGCTCCGGTGCTTGGGTGTTACCATCTGGGTTTGTAGCCACCTGAACAAAAGCTATGTTACCGTCACTTGTACCAACAGTTAAGGTTGTGCCACTTACAGTTTCTGTAATAGTTTGATCTGCATCTTTACTATGATCTGATTCAAAGTAAAATAAACCAAAACCACCTAAAACTGTATTGTTTAAAGACGGAATATATTGAGTTAAGTTTGTGGAACCATCGGAGTCTTCAATGTGATTGTATAAGCCACCAGCAGTTTTTATTTTTCCTAATGCATCAATAGACATGTTTTTAATAAATGAGTATTGCCTATCTGGCAAGTCTCTAGGGTCTTTACGGTTATTTATACCACCAGACCAATCATTTATCTTGTATATTTGCTTAGGCATTATTTACCTTTAAATACACCTTCTAACATATCTGTCATTACATCAACCAACTTCTCAAAAAGCTCTTGCTCTTTTTCTTCGTTGATCCAAGGTATGTTTACCTTCTCGTTAATTTTTGTAGCTAAATTTTTTGTAAACTCATCCGATGCTAAATGCTTTAATGCTTCTTCTTGCATCTTATCTGCCTGCTCTTCGGCAAGCTTTACTAACATTGACTTAATATCCATTTAATCTTCCTTTATTTTCTTGGTTTTTAAATACAAATAATAAATTTGCACTGCAAACATTATACACATTAAAACACCAGACAATAAATCTGTCCAGTATACAACGCCTAAGCTCGTGCTCAGCCCAGTTACTTTTAAGCTATCCATTAGTGTTTACCATTTATCCTGCTAAGAGAACCATCTATTCTAGAAACTTGATTATCTAAGTCATTTATCTCTTTTGTTAGAGCATCAAACTTGCGATCTAGTTTATCATCTGATTGGTTCCACCTGTTAATGAGTTTTATAATCATGCCTTCCATATTCTGCAATGTTTCTGACTGGCCTTTATTTTCAATCTTTAAATTCTCTAACTGCTCTTGTTGTCTTGCACTTTTGTTTGACAATGATATGACCAAATATACGAACATAGCACCGACCACTCCTATCATTCCTGCTTCACCGTAGATGGCCAAAAAGTCCATTGTTACTCCCTAATGCATTTTAAAAATTGTTTAATTATTCTTTTGGTAATTTGCTTATTACCTTGATTTCTTGCAAGCATTACAAGAGCCCTTTCTCTAATTACTGACTCTTGCAACTCACTCATTTCTTTTTACGCTTACCCCAGCTTAGTGGATTGATATTAAATTCTTTTTCATAGAAAGCTACTTTCTCTGCCAACTCTTCTCGCTCAGCCCTTTCTTCCATGATGTGTTTACTAAGCAAATCCCCAATTTGTTCATTTGCAACAAGAACATTATCTTCAAGTTTTGCAATCCTAGTTTCAATTTGCCAATAACCATAGACCAACATACCGATAAGGACTGCAATCTGACCCAACCATTTAAGGTTAATGCTAACAATGGCATTATCATCAAGAATAGCAGTCCTATAACTTCTAGCGGTATCTGGCTTTGCACTCACTGTACCTCTATCTCTTCCAGTCTTTGATGCTTATAGCACCAATTACTATAATCGCTGATGCGACCATGAAACCAATGAACCACAGAATCAGCATCAATTATCTCCGTAAATACTGTATTCATATCGGTATCTTCCGAGTCGAGTGGTATGTTTGCTACTACCCAACCTTGACTTCCGCACCCTGTAAACAACAGGAATATCGTAAGACGTATTAGTGTTTTCATAGAGTACGATAAAATCTCCGTTACTTAGTTTTTTGATCTGATTCTTCATTTTGCTTGTTCACGCTAGCCTGTAACGCATCTACAAAAGCCTGTTTACCAAACCTTAATTGTTGAAGATTAAACTCAGAAGATTGTATCTTTCTTTCTAAATCCGCAACATGATTAATCATTACTTTCTGCTCATCAGATAGTTCTGATTCTTTATACTCTTTATCAAAAAGAGTAATTACGTTTTCTTTAGGCATTTCTTTTTCTTTTTTTGCCATTAGTAACTCCTTGTTTTGTTAATTAAAGTTTTTTATAGTCAGCTATAGCCGCTTTTAATCCATCAGATTTTGCTTTTGCTCTTGCACATTCAGCATCATATCTTGCTTTTTCTGCTTCTAACTGTTCCAAAGAATATTCCTGTTGACTATCTGCTAATGCTTCGCCTGTAGATGAATCCCATTGCTTCTTTTTGTATACAACGTATTTTCTCTTTTCTGCTGGTATAGCTGGTATAGCTTCTTTGGTTACTACATCAAACTCGTCTTTTTCTTCTGGTACTTCAGCAACAGCTTCTTTAATGATTTCTTCTTTCTTCTCAAAGCCACCTAATGACTTTGCTTTATCATCTGCATATTTTTCCCAATTAGCCATTTAATTCCTCATGCTTTGCTTTTGCTTTGGTTAATAATTGTGCTTTGGTATGTTCATCTGTCCATGCTACGCTATATTTACTGCAATACGCTTGTAGTTGTGCTTTACTCCAAGCATCTTTTGGTTCACCACTTGGATAGCCATTTTGAGAAACAAACCATGCTTCTTTTTCTGCGTCACCCCATAATGCTTCAGCAATCTTCTTTACCTTTGCATCTTCTGATGCAAGTATAGAATCTGGATGCACTACATGACGATGATAGCCTACGCTACCAATCTGTTGTCCATCATCCATAACTTTTGTAGCTGTTCTCACTTGTATTGAGTATTCGCCTTTTACTTCAATTTGGTCTACCTCGACCACTTTTTCTAATGCCATTACTGACTCCTTTTTTGTTCCAACCTAATCAATCCAATTAGGTAAAGTATGTTCCACTTAATGTTACAAGGTTCGCAACTATACTGCTTCCTGTGGCTAAATCAGCAACTTGCAATTCTGAATTAGCAACATCAGCATTTCCATCTCTTATATAAAGAATAACATTTGTTGTACCGTTACCAACTTCAGCCTCGCTTGGGTTGTCATCATTAAATAACCTTGTATCTCCTAATGCTAAAGCACATTTTGCACTTGCTGTATAAGGTAATCCTCCAAGTTTTATACTCCCAGAACCTCCTGTACTTTCAAATGCATTATTATAAAAACTTATTGTAATATGAACAGCATTTCCTATTTTAACATATTTACCAACTCGATTTTGATAAGTTATAGTTCCAGAAAAAGAACCTGTACCAGCTACCCAAGCTGGAGTAAAGGTTCCCTCTTCATATTCTGTACCAGCATCATATGGAGCATTTTCTAAAGTTGCACCATTTACAGTTCCATGTAAATCGTTACCAGATTTATCTCCCCATACCTTTTCACCAGCAGAACTACCATCGTATTCAGCTACTGCACCGATTCTTACTAATGTAAAGTTATCAATAAGTAATTCATCATTAGCACTTCCACCTGTTGGGCCGTCTGCTCTTGATGGATAAATTGTTACTTCAATAGAACCGCTTGAAGTTGCTGTAAATTCACTTGTAACTGTTGCAAATGATGTGCTTGTTAATTGTTGATTTCCAGAATCATAACCAGCCCATGTAACTCTTCCTTTGTTTCCTTGAACTGCTTTATAATCATATTGGATTCTATACCTTGCACCTTTTACTGCTGTTACTGCTAATACACCTCTATCATTTGCTCCTCCATCATCAGTAACTAACCTTAAAACATTTCTACTATCAGCAGAATAGTTTGCTGTAATACTACCAAGTCCACCACCAGCGGCCCAATTATTAGAACCATCCATAGTTGAATCTGTACCTGTTACTAATGATGCCGTACTAGCACCTTTGTATTTATAAGGTACACTTGCACCACTTGATTCATCTTTTACTTCATCGGCAGTTAATACATTATTGTACAACCTTACACAAGCTAACTCACCATAAAAATCATTTGATGTTCCACCTTCATTTCCACCCAAAAACAAAGGTTCAGCACTATTATACATAGAGCTTTCACTTGTTCCTGTTGCTATTGACACTCCATTTCTATAAATAATAACTGCACCAGCATCATAAGTAACTGCAAAATGATTCCATGTAGCAAGGCCTGTAAGTGCTGGCGATGAAACAGTTGTTGCATTTGATCCATTTGAAGAGGCAACAAAACTTAACTGCTCACTATCGCTAAAAAATATTAAATACTCTCTTTTAGCTGATGTATGCCATTTACCTATGACTGTATGTGCAGAATCAAATGAGCTATTAGGCATCCTTACCCAAAAAGAAAAAGATGCTTTAGTGCCAAAGCTAAATAGACTTGTGTCTACTCCATTATTTAATGAAATATAATCATCCGTACCATCGAACCTATAATATGGAGAAGACATAGAGCTAGCTACATGATTTGAATTACCTCTAGACAATACATAATCAGCATGAACTGTAGCACCACTATCTTCTGCCATATAAACATCAGTTACATCTGCATCACCAAGAGTTACTGAGTTATCTGATACTCCTGTAGCACTAAATCCAATTACTGTTTGATTAGTACCAGCATTTGATGATGGATCGGTTGCACTTCCAATTAAAGTGTTTTTTGTTCCCGTAGTTACTACGTCTCCCGAAGCATATCCAACCGCTGTATTATGAGTAGCTACTGCACTTCCTGTATCACTTACATCAGCATTGGTTAAGGCTTCATATCCAATAGCTACACATTGAGAATCTTCTTGACCAGCATCAAAAGCCTTTTCTCCCAATACTGTATTGTAGTTTCCTTCTACTAAATTTGTTGATGATAAATAACCAACTGACGTATTACCAGCTCCCGAAACTAATCTTTGCAAAGATTTGCTTCCAATAGCAATAGTTCCTGTATGAGTATGATTTCCTGTTTCTAAGGCTTCTGATCCGATAGCGATTGTTCTTTGAGCTGAAGTAGTAGCTGAACCTGCAAAGTAACCCATAAAAACATTATATGATCCATCTGTAACAGCATCTCCACTAGCTCTTCCTATAACAACATTATGGCTTCCTGTAGTAACAACGTTTAATGCAGAATATCCAACTGCTGTATTATTTGAATTACTTTGTGTACTTGCTCCCATACCAGCACCTGCTCCAATAAGAGTGTTGTATTGACCTGTTTGATTATAAAATCCTGCTTCTACTCCAATTCCTACATTGCCTGTTGTTTCGTTGTTAGAATCAGAATTTTGAGAAAACAAAGCATTAAAACCTATAGCAATCGACCTATCTCCAACATCTTCCGTGCTTAATGCTCCATATCCAATGGCTACACTTCTTGTGGCTATTGTCATTGCATCACCAGCTTGATAACCAATAACTACATTCCTTTCTCCTGTAGTCATATCATTACCAGCTTCATGTCCAATCAAAACATTTTCATCGCCATTTGTAGTAAGTGCATTACCAGCTAACTTTCCAAAAACAGTATTGTCTGAACCACCATCATTATTAGATAATGAGATTCTGGAGTTGTTATCTAGTTGCAACCTTACTCCACCATTTATGTAAAATTGCAAATCGTTAGTTGAATGCAAATATCCAATATATGATATATCATTATCATCAACATCACCAAAATAAATAATCGCATTTGCATCATTAGGTGTTAAAAATTGTATCCCAGCATGAGTATTGTTTTCAATCGTTAATACTGCATTTGCATTTGAATCTACTGTACCAGCAGTTGCTTTATGAATGTGCATAGTTGTGTCTGGACTTACTCCAAGACCTAATCTATCTGTATTTAAAAATAATGGAGTTGCATCATCATCTCCAGTTTTTACTTGTATTGCATTGCTACCGTTACCAGCCGCAGTTGAATCTGTGTTACCGTTTAATTTTAAAAGCGAGGTGTAACTACTCGCTATACTGTTACCTGCTAAAGTTGCCATAATTTATCCTGTGTAATCTTCCCAATTAGTTGTTGCATCTTGCCATTTTAACTGTATAGCCTCTGCTCCAGCCCAGCCTATATCGGCTATCATCTGAGCAAAGTTAACTATAGTAGTTCTAATACCGCCTAACATTATTTCAATGCCAGCATATTAGTTGCTGTCGTGTTTGATGCTTTGATTGCAGTAAACTTAACAGGTAGTATTTGACCACTTGCTAAATTTTTAAAAGTTGCATCGCTACCAGATTGTAAAGTAAGAACTACATCGCCACCTACGCCTACATACAAAGCTGTATGTGAGTCTGGTAATGTTTGATCTCCTGTTGCTCCGCTACCGCCATCTACAGCGGCTACCGCAGTCGCACTCTCGTAAATCATCTGATTGAGAGATTCTACTACTGAATATTTATTAATAGAACTAGCCATCTTGTTTCTCCTTCTTATGCCTTACCGAGCTTGACTTTTCTCATGGGCATGTTGATTTAAGTTAGGTCTGGTGGTAATATCATCCTAGTGCCACCTACCTTTTCTCTTTTCCTAGCACCGTTTTTCTTAACGGATTCCAAAAAATTTCTTTGATGAACACTAGCTAAATTCATACTTACTGAAGATATGTTTGGGTCATTTGACTTTCCTGCTTTATCTTCATATAGCTTTGCTTTTACAAAGTCTATGATAGCAGGATGAAACACATTGTCTACATCTGGAATATCTGTAATAGCTGACACAGAATCTGGCTCAGCATAGTAATGTATAAGAACTCCATTTGTTACTGCTTCATCTATTGGTTTATACTGACCTTCAAGAGAATGAGTTGTACCAGATGTTTCTCCTCTTGTTGTTACTATAGCTAAATGATTGCCTTTTACAAAGTATGCAATCTTATGTTCTGGATGAGTATAAGTACTTGCCATCAGTCTATGTCCATCGTTAATATTTCACCATTTAATAACCTTGGTATCTTGACATACTCTCCACTAGAATCCATGAAGTCAACTCTAAATACTTTGTTGACATCAATACCAGAGTTAGCATCGCTTAATGTATACCATTGCTGGTCTGCTACTGTAGTTGTCTTTGCATACTCAACCTTAGTTGAATACTTTCCAAGGTCTACTAAACATTCGTTAATTAAATTTATAATATAAGTTTCAGGTGCGTCAGGAAAAACCTGTCTTACCCTACTAATAATCTTTTTTACATTTAGTCTATTTACTGCCATTACTCAGCCTCATTCCATACTGCAATAGTATCTTCCCAGTTATGTATATTAAAACTTTCCCAAAAACCAGACCTAAGCCAAGTAATAGAAGTTGGTAAAGTAACCAATGTTAAAGATGGTGAAGTATTTAACGACACCGCAGTAAAAGAAGGAGAAGAGTTTAATGTTACTACTGTCTTAGACATTACCCACCTCTCATAAGTTGTATGCCTTTATCATAATCAGCTTGCAACTTAGCTTGTTGCTGAAGATAATTTTGATAAGCTTGGGCATTGTTTGCTAAATTTTGTCCATAAGCTTGTACTTCTGAGTTTACTTGAGCACTATACTTATTTAATTCAGCTAAAAATTTTTGTACTAAATCATCGTTATTTTGAATAGTTGCTTGCAATGTATTAGCTTTGTTTTGCAATGCTAATGCTTGGTCTTGAGCCTTATTAAACTTAGCCACATCTGTAGCTTGAGCA